AGACTATGCGATAGCGAGTGGGAAATATACCCAAACGCCACGGACGATAATCAGCGTGTTTAGTGCGCCGGATAATGCGACGGCAACCAATGTAAATTTGTTCGGGGCAAGAGATTCAGCGGGAACAACCTATGCTTCGCTGGGTATTGACCAAACTGCTGGGGCAAGAAAAATAATGCTTCAAACAAACGTAGTCGGTACGATAAAACGGGCATTAGTATCTACAGCAGGGAATATTGATTACTCCATTCCGAGAATGTTAGTAGGTACAACAGACTTAGCAGCTGATTATCGTGTGTACTTAGCTGACGTACCACAAGACATAACTACTCCTAATGATAGCTGGACTGCTCCAGATGCGGATTCAATTACTATGGGAAGGTCATCTAGTGTCAACTATCGCATGGTCGGCAACCTCTACTTCTCCGCTATGCTCCCCTACACCGTCACAGACGCACAAGTAACCGCTATCTACGCATACCTCAAGAGCCTGTTCGCAAGCCGAGGCTTAAACTTTCAAGACGATACGCCGCTGATGGGAGCGAGTGTGATTTATGACCCATACCTTGACATACAAGCAAATCATCCATCAGGCGACCAGAAGTTAATTAACCGCGCACTCTCAGGCGCAACCTACGATGCAACGCTAGGAAGTAGCGCAGGCGTAGACACAGCAGACCCGCAATGGGGAAGTAATGCGCTGGTGTTCCCTGATGGGACTGATTGGGCACAAGGAGCAACTGGCGGCATACTGAATGTTTCAAATACTACGGGAGTAACATTAATTTCTGTTTGTTATTATGCAACTTACGGCGCGGTAGGTACGTTCCCTTGGTTAATCAACAAAGAGGGGGCATATGGGCTTCTTATTGGTACCCAGACGGGGCAACTTCGCTATAACGGTAATTCCGACCAGCCACTTGCAGAATTAGTAGTATTGCCAGCAAGAGATAATTACTTGTTAGCTACATATGATGGCACAAATTTTAATGCTTGGGTTAATAACACTCAAGTGACCACAAACCATACTACTGTCAATGCTATTGCAACTAACGCTAATCCGCTTACTATCGGCAATAGGGTAGCAGCAGACAGGGGAATAAATAATGGAAAAGTTTATTTTACTGCAATGCTCCCATTTAGTATTTCCAGTGCTAATGCGGCAAGAATTTACACCTACTTGAAATCGCTCATGGCATCACGCGGAATCACTATATAAAGGAGGTACCATCATGCGCTTAATAGCACCGAATATCACCACCTACAGAGCTTTAGTCATGCCGTCCGGTTTAGGACTTGCAGACCCGCAAATCGCCCTTGACGGACGTTGCATGACAGGTCATGGATTCAGCTCAGAGGACATCGCCTACGGCGAGGCCAACGGGGCGGCATTCGTAGAGGAATTGCCGAATGATTTTGTGGTACCGCAGACGCAGCAGAGTACGGAGGAACAGCAGGCGCAGCTGATTGCTACGCTGACGGGGGCGGTGCAGATCATGCTTGATACCGAAGCCAGGAAGAAAGGCTATGACGGCATCCTCTCTGCTGCATCTTACGCCGCGCTCCCTGCCGGAAAGCCGTTCAAAACCGAAGGCACCGCCTATGCAGTATGGCGGTCGGATGTGTGGACAAAGTGCTATGCAATCATGGACTTAGTGCAGAGAGGGCAGCACGTAGTGCCTACGCCGGAAAACTTGGTTGCGGAAGTGCTTACGGCATGTCCCGCACCGTATTAATTGCAATACTGATCGTGATTATGGGCTTATGGCGATGGGCAACATTTTACATTGATTGGATCCTGAACTTGTTTGTGTGGTAAGGGCTGCGAGAGCGGCCCTTACCAAAGGAACAATATGAAATGGTGGATGATTCCCTTAACACTTCTTGCATTGTGGAAACTTGCAACTGAATACATTCCATTTCTTCCCTCAATATTCACTTGGTAAGCGGAGGTAACACATGAGCGTATCCTCAATGATTGACAAAGTATTTTATACCATAGGCGATTCAGGCAGAACTGAACATAACCCTGCCGAAGTCCTCTATGCCTTGAATGAAGCAAACAGAGAGTTTCGCAAGCAACTCCTGCAAATCAAACCATCTTTATTGTATGAAACAGAAACGGTGAACACTGTCATTGGCACAGCAGAATATACGCTGACATATCAACCCATGCGTATTGCTGTTGTCAGATATGCGGGAAGAAAGATTCCTGCAATCAAGCAGGAAGATATTGCAGACTTGGCACAGACAGGAACGCCTGTAGCGTACTACATGAGTTCTCCAAGCAAGTTGTCCTTGTACCCCATTCCTAATGCTGTGGCAAGCGTGAGCATCCTTGCTGTGCGTACTACAACCGCATGGACGGATGCAAGCACTACAGGTTGGGTTGAAGAGGTGGAGGATGGCTTGATAGCATACGCATCTGCAAAGATATTAGGGCAACCGCTTCCTGCGCTCCCGATTACTCTGCTTGTGCAAATGGTGGAAGATTCTCCTGCTGATGTGTTGGTAGGGTATGGAGGTAGTGACTATGCTGGTATCAGAGATTATCGCTGATTGCGGTCAAAGAATCAATGATGTTTCAAAAGACGAAGTGCAGGACGCAGAATGGATTAAATATATCAATCAGTCCATTGACCAACTTTCACGCCAACTGATAGGCGCCAAAGATGCTGAAATGATAACTGAAACCTATGTCAGCAATGGTTCAAGCGTATTCAGTAACTTTGAAAAGTTGGTGGGAAGTTACCCCAATGTATACATCAGCGCAGGAGTGTTTAGAATTACTGGAGCAGGAACGCCTGTTACTGTCAGGTATTATGGCACAAAACCTCATGTGCTTGATGTGTCGAATCAGATTCCTTTCAAGGATTCATACTGCGAATTACTCGCGCAGATGGCAGCACGATTTGCCAAAGAGCGCATTGGAAAACAGATCGCTGACTCTACCACTCTCTTGAACGAGCAAGTGAGTGTTGTTAATGGTGCAAAAGCGTAATGGCAAGCGCATACAGTTCTGGCCTGTTCAACTCACAGATATTCTCATCCAAAGGGTACAATAGCGGCATTGATTTAAGGACTTCTGCTGATGCTATTCCTGACGATGCGCTGGTTGATGCAACGAACATGGAATTTGATGCACAAAGCGGATTATTTAGAACAGCCTGGGGATTGACTGAAGTTCACACTCCGACAGGTGCAATGGACTACAACACCAGGGGAAAAGTGTTTAATGGGAAAATGCTCTATAACTGTGGACAAACATTATACTCTGTTCCTTTAGCATCCATGAATGATTCTGCAACCTCTGTTGGTTCCCTGCTCGGAACAAAAGCACCTTCGTTTGATATATTCAAAGATACTTGTCAGATTGCATCAGGAGGGAAACTGCAAAAGCTGACCGATGCGTTCACGCTGTCTACGATTTCAGGAAGTGCGACTGCTTGCGATAAGGTATGGAATCGGTTCGGCAGAGTGAGGACGGTTGCTGCCGGTGATGACTATGTAAACTACTCCGCTTTATACAATGTGGATTCATGGGATATAGCAACTGAACCTAAAAAGGATTGGACAAGCGCAGGAGATTTAGACCCTGCATACATTGAGATTGGGTTGGGCGATGGATGTGACATTGTTGGCGTGGGATTCCTCGGCCCTGATGAATTGATATTCAAGCGGGGGACACTTGACCCTAACATCACCAAAGCATACAGGTTGATAGGAGAGCCTTTTCAGTGGACGATACCCGTTGCGGCAAACAACATCGACTGCAAGAATCTATGGTCAGTTGTGGACTATGCAAATGAGTGCTGGGTGCTGGGCAAAGATGGTTTGAAAGGGATACAGAATGTTTCTGATTACGGCGATACAAAGCAAAATGAAGCAGGATCAAAAATCAATGCAACATTGTCAAGAAATACAGACCAATACGCTTCTTTGTGGAGAGTAAATTCACGCAAGCAGATTTGGATCAAAGCGCAGAATGACAATAGGATATGGCTTTTTCACCCATTACAATACTCTCCTGTAACGCAGACATATGGGGCATTTACTACTTACGATTTTGGTTTCAATGTAGTGGATGTGGTGGAGTCAGGCAGTAACGTTTACATCTTTGGCAACGACAAGATTTATAAACTGGTAAATACGATTGCTCCTGCGAAGTATTCATTTGAGGGTAAAACTGTTGTTGGCATGAACCCTTTCGTGCTTGACAGAATCAGGGCAATCGGCAGCGGATACATTTCGGGAAATGCAACCGTTTATGTTGGGGGAACATCCACTCCTGTTTCTTATGGCGGTTCACAAACCTTCCTGATAGATGATACCGACTTCCTGATTGATGATTCGGACATTATCGGAGGAATCAGTTCCTTCACCGTGGACAAGCGCAAAACAAAGCGAGTAAACAGTTTTTCAGCCAGAGTGGAAGGTACAGGTTCGGCAGGGTTCATGCAAGTTTCAGTAGTGGCAGGGGAGGGTTAAGCATGGCAGATTGGATTAATTCTAATGAGATAACATACGGCCCGACAACCGGAACAGGCGATACGACTGCGGAGGCGGTTGGCGTAAAATCCAAATCAACATTCAGCGATATATTCTCTAAACTTAATGCTTTGCGAAAGATGCGCGGCGCGGTAAGTCCCAATGTCGGAGATGTGCGCTCGTTCAGCGGTTCCACTTACAAATGGGAATATTACAACGGTACGACATGGGTTCCGATTGAAGGGGTTATCCCGCAGACTAACGCACGGAATAGCGTTCTGTCAGGCGCGGTCAATTCCACTACAGGACTTCCTGACATATTCACGGCATCAGGACTTGCGTTGGAAGTGCTTGTCAAATCAACTGCTGTTCCTATCATCTTGTCGTTTGCAGATGGGTTTGACAATGCTTATGGGCCTGTAGACCATATCGCCGCATTGACCGCAGATGCAACGATGGCATCCCTGCCACAGAATAGCACCGTATATGCTTATGCTGATAGAAACGCATCAACGGGAGCAATCACACTTGGATACACAGCGGTGACTCCTGTCGTGTCTGATATTACTCCATCAACGGTTACAGATACGCATTGGTACAAACCTTCAGCAGGCAAGACATATGTTTATAACGGATCATGGCAAGCAAAGCAAAGAGTATTCCTGGGCGTGTTTGTCAGCGGAGCGAGTGCCATGACAAGCGCAACAGGGTATGCGTTTAACCAAGTTAAGGGGAATTTTGTAGGTTCGCTATATGGCCCTGCAAGTGCGAATGTTTTAAGTTCATTGCTGACAGCGGCAGGGGATGTTCCTTTTGCTACGGGGGCAGGAGTATGGTCTAAGGTTGCGGCGGTTCCAAGCGCACACTTGATGTTAAATGAAGCAGGGACAGCGTTGGTAGGGATTGTGCCTTACAAAATTGGCAGCTTCACCCGCGACTTGACAACCGCATCAGGAACGCAAGCGATTACTGGGGTAGGATTCAAGCCCAGCATTGTCCTGTTTATGGCTGGGGCGGCAAGCGTAAACCACGGATTGGGAATGGACGACGGCACAAGCCACATCATGGAAGGCGAGGTTGCATCAACTCCCTACGTGCTAAACAGCGCATCAATTTATTTTACAGATGCGGGGCAGGCAAATCGCCAAGACGCACATATTACAACGCTGGGCACAGACGGTTTCACGCTGACCTGGGCAAAAAACGGGTCACCAGCTGGGACAGTCACAATATACTATTTGGCGCTGAGGTGATGAAATGCGAATTTGTGTAGTAAAAGCGACAGGTAAAATCATCGAGATGCAGTCTGACGCGACGGCAGGAACGTTGATCGGCAACGCCGTCAGCGCGGGATATTTTCTGGCCGACATCGAGGAGCAGGAAGTTACTCCCGCAGCATACGCGGCGATGGTGGCCGCACAACCTAAATCGGCGAATGAAATAGTTGATGCCCTCATAGGCGCGGTTGATGCATTTATGGATGGCAAAGCGCAGGGAATGGGGTTCAAGGATCGGCATTCGTTTGCATTACGCGCGGGGATCCCCGGGTCAAGTTGGCACAGCAAAGCGTTAGTGTTTGGCGCTTGGATGGACGGGATTAATGATTATTGCTGGCAGGCAAAATTGGATGTTCAAGCAGGACACAGAACAATCCCTGCGCCCGAACAATTAATTTCCGAACTTGCTCCTTATCCACTATGACCTTCGCAGAATGGGCGGCATGGTACAAAAAGAAAACAGGATTTATTGTACCTGAAATAGAGGGATACAAATTAGAATACTATCCCGAACACGGATTCTGCCAATGGCGAATTGCAGAGATGGACGGGATAAAGGCGGTTGGTGTAGCACATACTGCAACGCACGATGTGTTTTGGTGGATAAAACTATTGACCTATTATGGATGGTGCAGCGGGGCAGAATGGTTGCACACGCAGACTCCAAGGAATCCTGAAGCATATTGCAAACTGACAGGCACAACAAGATTTCCGCGAACTGACGAAACCATGCCAGACGGCAGAAAGCTATATGGGGTTATCAGATATATCGGTAAACCCCCGCAAGAGTTCCACGCAAAGGAGGCAAGCTAATGTTTCGGTTTGACTTACAGAGGTTTGGCAAAGGCTCGACTACGACATATGTTCAATCACCGGCGGTGGTGCAAGAACCCACAGCAGAGCAGACAAGGTTGGCACAGTTAAATATCGGTCAGGTTGAGGCATTACAACCCACGCTTAACAAAGCAATTGACCTGACAAACAATGCCTTGAATCAGCAACAGGTTACTCCTGACTATGTGGGGATGTACAACAGCGGATTGAACGGAGTGAACGCAGGGGTTAATAGCGTCAACCAGGCCTCTGATGTTGCAAACTATTATTTGCAAAACGGCAATGCGCCGGGGCAAGGGATCACAAACAATGCTGCCAATATTGCCAATAACGAACTGAATCAATCCGCAGGATATGCAACGCAGGCGCAGAGCAACCTAAACGACTTGGCGAACGGTAAGCTGTCGGATGGATATATTCAGGCGATGCAAGCGGCAACGACTGCGGCAATGAACCCATACACCACAGGACTTAATTCTTTGGCTAAAAGTGGGGTATTCAATTCTTCGCAGAATGACAGATACATGAATCAGGCAAGTCAGGCTTTAGGAAATGCTGCAAACCTGAACTTCAATGCAAATCTGAATACGGCAGCAGGACTCAATCAGGCGATGCTTGGGCAGAACAATACCAACATTTCCAACGTATCGCAACTTGGACAGCAACAGTATGGTCAATACGGAACAAACCTGTCCAATGCTTCCACTTTGGCGAATCAAAGAATCTCTGCCGCTGCTGCTCCTATCAATTATGGCGCCGCGGCTCAACAGGCAAGCACCGCTGCGCCTCTGTCCTATATGTCGCTTTTCACTGGAGGTTATCAACCACAACAAAACATGTATGGACAGTTATTGAATCAGCAGACTGCTCTTTCTGCTCCTGCAATCAATCAGGCGGTAGTGAGTCAACCTGAATCACCGTGGGGAGCAATCGGGAGTATAGCAGGAGCGTTTTTATAATGAGCGGCGTGACTGTAGTTCATCAATCCAATGGATTCAACGATTTTGCCAGGGAGTTTATGCCTATGTGGTTGGAAAAGCAGAGAGAACAGCGGTTGATAGATTCGTACAAGGCAATGGCAGGGGTGGACAATCCTTCCATTGATACCACTTCCATGCAACCCACACAGGTTCCTGTTGCCACTTCTCCTATTCCGGGTCAGAGTGGCATTACTACGCAACCCTCCGAAGCTGTTCAGTCCCCCACAGTTCAAACTGAAACGCAGATGCTTCCGCAAGAGGATTTATACAAAAAAGGCAAAGCGGATATCTTGAACGCATACAGTCAAAAGATTAAAACTGCACTTCCGCAAATGAGGGATTCCAGAGTAGCAGCGCAATTCATCCATCAAGCGATGACCGACAGGGACATGGCATTGGCGCAGCACAACTCGGATTCCTTTCAGCAAGACCTAATGAGTTTATCTGCGGATACTGAAAAATCTCCCACGCAAAAAGCGGCAATAGCATTTTCGCTCAATTCAAAATACAAAATCGGCATGAAACCGCAGGAAATATTGCAAATGTTTGAAGGACCAAAACCTGTTGCATTATCTGATGGTGGAGTGTTGGTCAATCCCATTACCGGAAAGATTGTTGCACAAGCACCAAGAAAAGAAATGAGCGATTACGAAAAAGCAAGATTGGCGCAGGGGAATAAGCAAACAGGACAACTTACAGAATATCAAAAGTATCAAATAGAGAAAGATAAACAAAATTCCCCTAGTGAAAAGATGGTTGACACTCCTTTGGGAAAAATCACCGTATCCAAGTTTATCGACTTGCATAGGGATGCTTTGGGCGGCGAAACATTGACTGAAAAACAAGACCCAATAACCGGCGATATGGTGAAGGGTAAAACTATTAAACCGCCTAAACCTGAAATTCTGAAATGGACGCAACCCATTTACAACAAGATAAACGGAGTGCAAGACAAACCCGCAGGAAACGTAGACACAAACAACCTTTCCCCTGCACAAATGGAAGTAGCAAAGAACTTGAAAAATGCTGGATATTCCAAAGAGGAAGTTATCGCTGAACTAAACAAGACAGGAGAATAAACATGGCATCATTGGATGATTTATTCCCTGAAGATAAGCAATATGCTTTGAATATTGATGGCGCAGATTGGGAGAATGTCGATTCGAAAACAAAAGCAAGTGGCATGGGCTTGATTGACTATGTGCGACAGGTGCATGGTGTTAATCCTACGATCACTTCCGGTTATCGAGATGCACAGAGGAACAAAGATGCAGGTGGTGCAGAAAACTCTTGGCATATGCAGGGGAAAGCAATCGACCTGAACCTTGACGGATTATCCCCTGAACAAAGAGCAGATGTTGAAGCACACGCAAAGCGCAACTTTGGCGAAGTGTTATGGCATGATGCGGGAAGTGGATACCATCTCCATGCGGCAAACCCTACTGCACAACCAACATTGATGGAGAATATTGCTTCTGCATTTAAACCATCTGTTGCGGAAGCAAGTCCTGCCCCACAATCTAATTCTCTCGATGCTTTATTTGCAGATTCAACTCCTGTTCAGCAATCAGAAGCACCGCAAAGCAATTCACTTGATGCGCTGTTTGGAGATAAACCTGTTTCTGCCATGCCTACGGAAACTACTTCCTATTCCTCTGACTATCTTGGACTCCCAGGATCATCAAATATGAAAGATGCAGAAAATATTGTCCCTGTTCGCAAAACAGACTTTAGCCTCGGCAAAATTGTCGAAGCACCTTTCTCTGCGCTTGAAGCTGTTGCTCATGTTCTCGATAAGCCCCGTGGAGCATTGACGGCAGCAACTTATAATGCCATGAACCCCAACTCAACAGAGAGCGTTACAGACGCACTCAAACGCGGATTCAACGATAACACCTCCAACGTAGCGGAACTGAACAAAATTCGTCCTGATTCACCCACAATGAACGCCATTACAGGACTTGGACTTGATATTGTTGCTGACCCTCTTTGGCTATTGACTCCCGCAAAGGTTGCATCATTGATTGGTAATGCAGGGAAAATGCTTGGCGCAGACAAAATCATGGTTCCTCTCGCAAAAGCAGCAGAAGGAATCAAGGATTCTGAAACCATGCAGAAGTTTTTGCAACATGAAGTTAGCTTACCGGGAATCGGCAGGGTATCCATTGAAAGAGCATTGTCTTCTGTTTCTCCGCTTGATGCTGAAAAAGATGCACTTCGCATGGCACAAGCTAAAGCGGCAGAAGAAACAGCATTAGCAGGGAAAGTGCTTGACCCATTATCTCCTGCCGGTAAAGAGTTGGTTACAAAGGGGATTGAAGCTACTCCTGCCAACAAAAATGTTCCCGTAGACCAACTATACAATGCAGTTTCAGGAACAAAAGAGATAACCCCTATTTCTCCATTCAAGCGCGAAGATGTAATTAAACAGGCATATATTGACCTTCCCAAAGAAGAAGCAGACACAGTTTCAAAGGCAATCGACTCGCTAAGTCAGTTCAACACTGACAGAAGTTCACAATTGCTGTCGCGAAACATTATCTCACAAGAAACTTTTGATAAGTTTTCAGGTCAGTATATCCGCAGGGAATATGTCAAACATACAGACCCCGAAGCATATATCAAAACCTTGCGTGAAATGGGCGAAATGGAATCAGCAGACAAGATGCAACAGGCATTGGATACAACAACTAAGCTGTTTGAAAAGCGCACAGGAAACACGATGCGATGGAGTGATATAAAGCAAAGACAAGACTTGTCTGAAAAAGAGCAAGAGATATTGGGCAGGGTTATGGATGCTACTCATCCGTTTGCAAAAGGCGGTGCAGTATCCGCAAACCTCATCAATAAATATGACTTCTTAAAATCGGTTATGGAAAACCATTCCTCTGCTGAACACGTCAATGGGTGGAGAATCCTTGAAGGTAAGCAATATGGGCCGTTGGAAAACAAGTGGGTTCCAAAAGATGTGTTTAATGAAGTGGTCAATTCAGTATCAGGCATGACTGACACAGATACCTTTTGGCGCAAGGGTGTTGGCGTATGGAAGATGATGAAAACTATCTTCAACCCTGCTACTCATGTAGCGAACTTTGCTTCCAACATGATCCTGTTAAATATCGCAGGGATGCCAGCGACAAGTGTACCTATCTACATGGCGAAAGCAATCAAAGAATACTCGCAGAAAGGCAAACTGTTTCAAGAAGCAAAAGCAGGAACAACTGTACTGCTGAACACGTTCACAAAAAATGAACTTGCTTTCAACCCTGCTACGCCAAATCTGTTGAGTAAAGCAGCAGAAAAGGCAGGAAACATTTATCAAGGCGGCGAGGAATTAGGCAAGTTAGCGGCTTATATGTGGGCGAAAGACAAGGGCATGGACATAGTTAAGGCAGGGAAATTTGCCAACGATGCTTTGTTTGACTACTCCAAAGTTCCTCCGGTTGTGGATTGGATGCGAAGAAGCGGGGCAGTACCGTTCGCTTCATTCCCTTACTTTGCAACACAGGCAGTAGGGAAAGCATTATACAAAGACCCTGCTGTTCTGACAAAGTATTTCAAACCTTCCAATGCTCTGCTGAACAAGGATGAAACTGAACTGTGGCCCGATTGGGTAAAGGCGCATAATGTTGTCCCTGTTGGCAAGGGTGAAAGAATGGTCAATGGGCAACCTCAACCTGTGAGCAGATACCTTGATATGACACGCATGAGTCCTGTGGGAAATGATGTTTCGATGAGTCCGATATTCTCCATTATGACCGTGCTAACAACTGGCGTTGACCCATTCACCGACAGACCATTAACCAAATCAACAAACAGCATTGACCAGGCGCAGGCAAAGGCAGAATATATCGCTAAAGCACTTGGCCCTGCTGCCGCTGCGAACATTGATAAGATTCGTCATGCAATTAAGGGTGACATGGACAAACAGGGAAGGGCATACAACCTGACAGAAGCGGTTCTGAACAGTATTGGAATCAAGATTATGCCTATCAATATCAGAGAATCTTACCAACAGTCAAAAATAAAACTTGAAATGGAAATCAAGCAAAACGCTTCTGCAATTCGCGATGTTCAGCAAGATAAGCGGTTGACGGACGATGAGCGCAAGGTAAAACTTCAATCGTTGATTCGTGATCGTAGGCAAATAGGAGCGCAGGGAAAACTGCTCGGAGAATCCTACAGAAAAACAATGGAATCCATAGCCAAATAGCGGAGGTGCATCTATGACAACACATGAAATCAAAGAAGAAGTTTTGAAAGTGGCACCTCCAGCCGGTGTGTCTGCTTTATCCATCTGCGGAATATGCCTGTCTGATTGGGTATACCTTGCCACTTTGCTTTACTTGGCATTGCAAATAACTTGGTTGGTGTTCAGATTTTACGGCTATTGCAGGAGGCCAAAGTAATGATTGCTTGGTTTAAATCTACAATTGAGCAACTTATCAGCAGTTGGGTGTTTCTGCTCATTGTATTCCTGTCTGTGGGATTATCTGCTGTGTGCTGTTATTTAGTCCTTGTCAAAGGTGCAAGTGCAAAGGATGAAATCAACAGCCTCATAGGGGCGTACAGTACGATTATGACACAGCTTAATGCTATGCATCTGATTAATTCAGGATTGAATACTGTGATTGGGGGGAATACGCCAAAATGATAAGCGCGCACGATTGCTTTGCATGTCATTGTTGCGGGAAACTTCCTGACAATGGCATGGATCATAAATTGATTGATGTTTTAAACGAAGCAGGGATTCGTCCCGATGAAGTTAATTGCGGATACCGATGCCCTAAGCACAATGCAGAAGTCGGTGGAGTTTCAAACAGTCAACACATTGACGGAACGGCGGCAGACATTGATGCTGCTCGCTTTGGCGTAGAAGAATTGGCGCATAAGTTTGAATTGTTAAACGCTGACGGAGTTGGCAGATATTTTGATGACAATTTTGTTCATGTTGATGTTCGTTCAGGACGAATTGGAGATGGTTTTAGATGGTAGTCATAGACCAATATTGGCAATGCGCTCAAGTCACCAACAAGCTGTGCGGAATATCGGCAGAGTGGATATATTGTCAGATGCGCCATGAAACACAGAACTTCTCAAATTGGGGCGCAACCTTCGCACACAATCTTGCAGGAATAAAGCAATTTAAAGCGCAGCCCGATTGGTTTGGCGGTGATGCGCAATCCCCCGAAGGTGACAACTATCAAGTGTTTGAGGATGATTCTGCGTTTGCAATTTACTACGCCCATTACTTATCCCTGTACCGTGAAGATGGGATATTTGAAGCACAAAACCTTACCGACTTCGCACGAGCGTTACGCCACGGCGGGTATTACGGCAACATGCCGGGAATGAATGACGAAGAATCAATACAGAATTATGCGGATGGTTTAACGAACGCATACGAGGAGTGTTTCGCATGACACTCCAAGTTAAAAAACTCCAATTTAAAGGCAGACAGGATTGGACGAACGATGACTTGCGAACAACTGTCAACAGCATCATTGAGACAGCAGGAACGGGCGCAGGGAATCCTGAACCTGGCCCTCCTGGTGAAGCAGGAGTATCACCGACAATAGCAGTCATTGACACACTCACCGCAGAACCCACCGACCCTGCAAGAGTTGTGAATACAGGCACACAAACCGATGTTAAGCTGCAATTCGTCATTCCCAAAGGCGCAAGTGGAGTAAAGGGAGATAAGGGAGATAGGCCCGACTTGGGGTTTGACGGGGGAAGCGCATCAAGTAGATACCTCCCTGACCAAAACATCACAGGCGGGGCGGCAACCAGCATCTATTTTACAGGGCAATACTTGAACGGAGGTAACGCAAGTGGCTGACAGGATACAATTGCGTGGAGATACGGCGGCAAATTGGGCGAGTGTTAATCCTATATTAGCACTCAACGAACCGGGAGTAGTTACAGATGACAATTTCAAACTAAAAATTGGCGATGGTGTGACAGCGTGGAACAACTTGCCGTTTAGTTCAGGCGGTGGACAGCCAGGCGCAAAGGGAGATAAGGGCGATCCTGGCCCAATTGGCCCCGCTGGATTAACGTGGCGCGGCCCGTGGTCTTATGCCACTTCATATGTTGTCGATGATGTTGTGCAGTATTTTTTATCATCTTGGTTCTGCATCCAAAATTGTACCAGCATTGAACCTTCAAACGCAAGTTACTGGGCATTGATGGCATCAGTAGGAGCAACGGGACAACCGGGAACTAATGGCACAAATGGAACTAATGGCACTAATGGCGCAGCGGCAACTATCACTGTAGGGAGTGTCGCAACAGGGGCGGCAGGAACAAGCGCAAGCGTAACCAATGTAGGAACGGCACAAAATGCTATTCTTAATTTTGTCATTCCAAGGGGAGCAGATGGAACAGGCGGCGGCGGCACTCCATCGGGAGAAGTTCTCAATGTAAAAAATGCACCATATAACGCACTCGGCAACGGTTCGCATGACGATACCGCAAACATTCAAGCAGCAATCAACGCAATTACTACTAGCGGGGGAACTGTAAAAATCCCTGCTGGAACGTACATGATTAATGCAGGAACCTCAATTATCCCGAAAAGCAATATGAACATTCAAATGGACAGCGGCGCTATTTTAAAAGCGATTACCAACAATCTTGAATATCACAGCGTAATTCTCGTTGCCGGTGTAAGCAATGTAAACATCACAGGTGGGGAAATCATTGGGGAGCGCAGCACTCATACAGGGACAACCGGAGAATGGGGATTCGGCATTAACATTCTTGGGAGCGATCACATCAATGTTACCGGAACAAAGTGTCATGATTTTTGGGGTGATGGATTTGATATTGACAACGGCCCAACATGGGGTGACGATGATGTTCAATCTTCTTATATCACCCTGACGGATTGTATATCATACAACAACCGCAGACAAGGAATCTCGGTTATCGGCGGCAGTAACATATCTTTGATTCGCCCGAATTGTTATAACATTTCAGGCGCACCCCTTGGGCCTTGCGCGGGAATCGACCTGGAAGGAAATGACCCGTGGGATAATTTCACAAACCTTTTAATTCAGGATGCTGTCACTTCGGGATGCTCTGGCGCAGGAATTTTAATGAATTTAGGCAGCTTGACAAACTCAACCTATCCTGCAAGTTCAATTACTGTTGCAGGGCATACGGATTCAGGAAGCGCACAAGGATGCAGTATTTCAAGCGGTTGGGGGCCAATGCCGGGAACGATTACAGTAAATAACGCTACTTACACAAGCAACACAGAGGTAGGCGCAGCGGTCATGTCAATGGATTATCGCGGCGCAAATGTGACATTCAACCACTTGACTGTTGCCAATACGAATAACACGGATGCAATTGTAATCGGGGTTAATGACAAAGACCCAAACAGTTCCGCACAGGCGCAACTTGGAAACGTACACTTCAACTACACCACGATAAATAAAACAGTTGGTTCATTGCTTTATGGATTCTATATTTACTCTGCTGTTTCTGGCGGGGTAAACACCATCCGCAACATCACCCTTGCAAGCACCACACTAAACAATGGGCTTACATTGTCAGACGGCACATTGCCTAGCGGAGTGACCACAAGTTGACATTTATACCTAATTTATGTTATAATGAGTGTAAGATAGTTATATTAGGTTAATTAAAGTTAAGGAGGATGTGATTGGAATTATTTGATGCGGGATACATAGATAACGATACTGCAAACATCTATATCCTTTCTGACTTGCATATTGGATGCAAGAACTGGGCGAAAGAACAATTTGAAGCTGACAGGGATTCAATATTCAACGACCCTAACGCAAGGGTGGTTCTTCCCGGTGATATTCTGCAATACGATATAAAGGATTCTGTTGGCGATACCTACGGTCAGGCAATCCCTCCAGGAGAACAGAAGTATGAAGCTGAAAAGCTTCTTCTTCCTATTAAGGACAAAATCATCGGTATCTGTTCAGGCAACCATGAGAATAGAAGCAAAGAAGATGCCAACCCCATAAAGGATTTATGCAAGTTTTTGGATGTGCATTATTTCTTGGACGAATGTTCCTTTAGAATTGCTATTGGACACGACAAATACGGAAATCCTTCTGTATTTAGCTTCTACGGCATACACGGTTCAAGCAATGGTCAGACTATCGGCGCAGTAGGAAACAGCCTACAAAGGCTATCCAACATCGTGGATGCAGATGTTTACTTTCAAGGTCATACGCATCAACCTCTGCACTTCTCTACTGTTTACTTTCGCAGGGATATAATCCACGGCAAGATGATGCCAGTAACAAGGCACTATGTTTCCTCCGGTTCTTATCAGGGCAGAGAAAAATATCCAGTAGTGAAAGGAATGGTTGGAAAGGTGATGGGTTGTCCAGTGGTTACACTAACAAGCAATAAACAAATCACCGTTGCGCTTCCGAATGGTATCTCGGCATGAGAAAAGCAGTAGCAATCGACTTCGATGACACATTGGCCGTTACCGACTTTCCTACGATTATAGCCCCTATTCCCGCAGCGGTGAAATTCGTTAAGGATTGTCAATCAGCAGGGATAGATGTAATCTTGTGGACTTGCAGAACAGACAAGCATTTGAAAGAAGCATTGTGGTGGTGCTTGCAACATGGTATTGAGTTTGATGCGGTTAACGACAATCTTCCAAATCGTGTTGCTGAGTATCATGCTCTTTGTCCTGACGTTAATCCTAATGGCAGAAAGATATCTTGTGATTTGTACTTGGACGATAAAGCATTTCTTGATTGGCCCAAAGCATGGGCATGGTTAAGGGCAGTAACGGAGGATATAGGAGGATAAGGATGGAAGTGGGAACCTCGCCTGATAAATACGACACATACAAACCAATAGATTCAATCAACCAAGTCCCTTACAAGTTAGACCCGGCACACAAGCACCTGAATCCTTCTGTGTGCTTGAAACCACAACTAAAGGTATCTCCTGACGAGCCGATTGTCTGCAATGAGCATGGCGGGTATCAAGCAATGAACATCTATGCTTTCGACCTGTTGGACGCAGGAGTATTGATGGAACTGGCAAGGGTATTTGGCGAAGGGGCAAAGAAGTATAAAAAAGACAACTGGCGATTAATTCCTCCACATGAACACTATGCGCACATGATGGCTCACCTGATGGCATGGCAAGCGGGAGATAGGCAGGACGATCACTTGAACCATGCAAATGCAAGGATGATGATGATGCTTGCAACAGAGAGGGACAAATGATAATTAATGACATTCAATGCACCTTTCCTGCTGAAATATCGCTTGAAGAAGCCACAAAGTATGTCAATGATGAAATTGCAATATGGGCAGCAAAAGGCAAGCGTATTTCATCTATTGACTTGGAATTGAAATGCGGTGAAGTGTGGATTCCAACTAAAGAACTTTCACCCATTGTCAGGTATCGGCGCATAACGGGTTACATTGTCCCTACAACTTGCATGGCAGACCACAAGCAAGCAGAGGTTAAGGAAAGGGTAAATCATGGCATATCTTAGAATTGGCTTTGCTGACTATGAACTATGCCCGGTTGAGGCAGGAGATAGAAGTCTACTTCTCGGAACGCATGTATGTGTTGGACTTGTCGACCACTACGCTCACACTATCAGCTATCAAGATGATTTGTCGGGACAGGCGCAACTTCAAACAATAGTGCATGAGTGCATCCATGTTGCCGATTATCACGCACAGGACAGCCGACAGGGAGAACAAAAAGAAATTGAGACTGACAGGTACGCTAATATGTTTTTGCAGTTTGTTGGGGACAACAGAGATTTTATTGAATTGATATGGGAAGCAGCAGACAATGCAAGGGAGGTCAAGAAAGTGGCTTGTAAGAAACCCAAAGGGAAAAAAGGAAAGTGAAATGCTTAACATTAAGAAATACGCTATGTATGCCCTTGCTGTGCTTGTCATTCTTGCTGTTGCTGTGTACTCCGGTTACATGCTCGGCAGCGGTCACACTGTCGGACCAGGAGACAGCGCAACTCAATCAGATTATCAGCGAGTCAAGGCAGACCTTGCAAGTATCCATACTCAGCTTGACGGAATCTCAAAAGCAGTTGATTCAAGTGTCAAGGGAATTGGAAACATCGAAGAAAGAATTGGCAGAAGTCAAATCTCTGTTAGTGAAAGTATCACAAGGATTGGTACAGACACAGACAGACTTAGACAGGTCGAATCAAGACTTGGAACAGCTCAACAAATCCTTCAAGGAAAAAGTAAGCAGCCTTAGAAGGGACAGGACGATCAGTTACATTCTGGAAGGTATTCTACTTGTTGGCGCAGGATACGCATACAGTCATAAATAGCCTTTCCTCCCCCTCCCATCCTTTTGTTATAGCCCTCTTGCACTGGAAAGCAGGAGGGCATTTTTGTTTGCGTCCGGTATTATCGTCCGGCTTTAATAGCGTCCGATATTTGCGTCCGGTATTAAAGAAAGCGGACGATAATTTTAATAAGTGGTAGAGGCATTTATGTCCTTACCAAAACTTCACCAACAAAATAATGTTTTGGATACCTTGTCACTCATGCTGACAAAGTGACGATGTATCTGCACAATAGTCAATCGACTTTTGGGCATTTGCTCACAGTATGTTGTGGAGTGGGGGACATAGGGGTATACTTTACTATTGCCGAATGATTTCAGGGGCCTTGTAGGGCATTTACGAATGAAACGCTTGAAACCCTTATGGCTGTAGGCGAGTCAGACACTACCACTTGATTTCGCACTTTCAATATGATACAATAATATATAGAGGGATAATTTCGGAGTAATTAACCGAAATGAACAAGCGTACTCCTTTACGCTTTCCCTCTCGTGACCTTAAAGGAGAAACATGAAGGAGCGTGTATTTTTTTATGTGCAAAATTATCAAAACAAAGTCGGGACATGAGATTCTTATTGACGAGGAAGATTGGGGTAGAGTAAAAGACAAAAACGTTTTTGTTATTAAACCTAGAAACATACAATATGCAATTTTCCGCAATAACGGAGAATTAACATATCTGCATAGGTTCTTGGTTAATGCTCCTGAAGAAATGATGGTTGATCACAGAGATAACAATGGACTTAATAACCAAAGATATAATTTAAGATGTTGCACAAATAGCCAAAACCAACATAACAGAGAAAAAACAAAGCGTTTAACATCATCCAAATTCAAGGGCGTTCATTATGCTACTGCCAAACGTAAATGGTTAGCCAGGGTAACTGTTAATCGTAAATTAATGTTTATCGGAGAATTTTACACAGAAATAGACGCTGCTCGTGCCTATAATAAAAAAGCAGAAGAACTAATTGGCGAATACGCCTGTCTAAACATAATCCCATAATTAAACAAAACAGGTCCAAAGTCTTGTAACTCTGGGCCTGTTTTGCTATACTATCATTAAATTGAATGTCTTGTTGGAATTAGCCGTTCCTCCAAGACTCGAACGAAGTAAATGCAGCACTTCATTCGATGTGTTCTAATTATACTATGCCTTTTGTCAGTTTGGCAATAGGGGTTGCTGCATTTACTTTGCGCGACTCCTATTTTTGTTTGTCCAAAATGAAAGAGGGTATCTTGTTTTACAAGGACTTCTTTCTACATGATTGCGCGGAGAGTGTTTTCCGGTAACAATTAAACAACCGGCGGGGGGTATGCGTCCAGTACAGGAGTGCGAAACTTACCTGATTGCGGTTAAATCGCTGTTGGCAGGTTCATGTACAAAAGACGGTGACTGCTACCGAAAATAGGCGGGGTTGGAGAAGGCGAATCCGCGAGGATTGGAGACTCTTCTATTGCAAATGAAACAAGGACGCTTTGAGTGGATGCAATAGACTCTATAACACGACAACTATACGGGAAGTAAATAGAGTGTGGGACTTCTGCTTCCATGCAGGAGTTTCTACGCTCTGCCCACTTCTTCCGACCGGGAAGTTTAAGGCTGCACTCAACCATCTGTTCTCTCCAACTCATGCCGTATCGCCAACAGAAACCAATCCTTCTTATAAACGCCCATGCGCCTTGCAGCCCTCATAACAGCAGCATCCAGTTCAGGACTTAAATCAATCGGAAATGTTTTTGCCTTCACCCTCACCGGCTTATCAAAGTCACTAAACTGCTGCACTACTTTGTTAGATTCAACAGGAAAGGGTCTGACAGGCTCTGTAAGCGTTCCTATGTCATCACGCAGCAAATACTCTACAGGAACCTTGAAGTAGTCAGCAAGGGCAAGTAATGTTTTTGTCTTGGGTTCAGTTTTGCCTGCTTCAATTTCAGACAATGACGATTGTGGGATGCCGGAGTCTTTTGCAAGCTGTGTCATGCTGATGCTGCCACGCAGTTTTTTCAGTTTGTCTTGAAGTTTCATTGAGTGTCATCTCCTTATTTTAAGTTTAGTTGAGTTAAGGGGGTGGGTAAAAATTTTTTCCACTTTGGGATAATGACTGTTGTCCTTTTCGTGGCATTGCATTAATTAGAGATAAAGCGTATCCTATTAACAACAAACCCATACAGCGACGATGGACAGTACCCTTACATAAGGGGGTGGACGATGTTGTTCGATGAGTATGACGATTTTATTGAAATTATTGACGTTCTTTAATTTAGCGAAAAATTGTTATTGCCATTGAAAAAAACGATTCGATCTGGTTGTCCGTAAATCCCATTTTTATTAATTTGTCTTTTAGTTCTTGTTTTTTCCCATTGTCATTTGATGATAAAATTGTTGCAATTACAGACGCTTTCATTTTTTGGTCTTTTGTAAATATAGTATCTCCAATTAATTCATTTACAGACAAACCGTATAAATTGGCAAGCACCTCGGCCCTCTGCAAAGAGGGTCTTCTTTTGTCTAGTTCCCATTTTTCCACGCTGACGCTGCTCATTCCCATAAGAGAAGCAACGTCTGCCCTTGAATATCCTTTTGCTTTTCTTAATTCCTGTAGTCTAGTTCCAAAAGTCATTTCATGTCACCTCCTTGATGTTCGTACTATGAGTATATTATAACACGTCCGTTTTTTAAAGTGTTATAACGCTCGTACAAAATATTCTTTAAAAAGACTTGCTTTTTTGTACGTAATGGTGTATCCTGTACGTGACAGACAAAAAAAATCGTACAGGAGGTGAACAAAGATTGCAGGAACTACGCAAGAAACAAGGCATTTCAAGGGAGCGATTAGCCGCCGACATAGGATGCAGTTATCATACCATCGTAGCTATTGAGAACGGACTTAGAAAACCATCGCTTGAAATAGCTGCCAAGATTGCATACTATCTCGGATCAACGGTTGATCGCATTTTCTGTGCCCAAATGACGTACAAAAAAAGTGTACGTGCTTAATTAAAGGAGGATAAATTATGAAACTGAATTTGGAGACGCTACTCTGTTTATTCTGCCTCATCCTGCTTGCTGGCGTGCAGATGGTGCTGATAGCACAGCGGAAAAGCATGATTCTGCTTTAATAATAAAAAATAGGAGGGAAAGAAAAATGGAGAAAATATCAGCGGAAAAACTAAAAGAAATTATTGAGAGTCATGGACGATGGTTAAGAAATGAACCAAGCGGGAAACGCGCAGATTTGAGAAGCGCAGATTTGAGTGGCGCAAATTTGAATGGCGCAAATTTGAGTGGCGCAGATTTGAGTGGCGCATATTTGAGAAACGCAGATTTGAGTGGCGCAGATTTGAGTGGCGCATATTTGAGAAACGCAGATTTGAGTGGCGCAAATTTGAGTGGCGCAGATTTGAGAAACGCAGATTTGAATGGCGCAAAAGGCATCCCTGACACATCCAAACAATTCAACATTCTCGAAAAACTTGAACGGACAGTAGAAGGGTATGTCTGCTACAAGACTTTCGGAGATCACCGCAATTCTCCTGAATCATGGGTAATTGAAGAAAATTCAATACTCAACGAGTTCTGCGACATGAACATCTTTCAAACCTGTTCCCACGGCATCAATGTTGCAACGCTTGATTGGGTAAAAACCAACACTCGCAAGCAAATATGGAAATGCCTTATCAAATTTGAATGGCTTGTTGGTGCTTGCGTACCACTTGAAAATGATGGGAAGTTTAGGACAAGCAGAGTGCAATTGATATGCAAGGTGGATAGGTAAAATGACAGAGCGCGGAGCAACATGGCTTCTTGCAACAATGATCGGGTTGGTGTTCTGGTGGACGGTATACAGGAACATATATTGAAAGGAGCATCCAAATGACAAACTATAGCACATACTTTACAGCCTGCCTATCCTGCGAAAAGCAGACAAACTTTGAAGTATGGGAAGTCACAGAGGACAGCGTTGGAATTAGATTTTCTGTCGGGTCACAAACCATCCTCCATGTCACACTATCGCAGCAGCAAGCTGAAGTGCTATTGGATTCAATCGAGTGCTTTTTGCTGGAGAGGGAAAAGAAGAAAGCTGAAGTGTATTTGGGGGAGAAGTGGACAGCAAGTGCATAGGGTGTAGATTCTGCATCATGGATTATACCCCTACAGATCGTGGCACAAAAGTTGAATGGTTCTGCAAACTTGAAGAGTGCATAAATGATGAAGGAGAGGAAGAAGAATGAATGTGAAAAAGTTCTTTGGATTTGAAAACAGCAAGGGGATAACGGAGGGCGAGGAAATAGTTTCTACGACATTTCCGCCTATGCTAATTGTTCCCCTTGTCAAAGCGAAGGTAAGGGTTACTTATAATGGTGCTTTTGAACACACCACTTATTCTGCGGCGGCGGCGCACGACATTGCTATGGACATGGTAAACACCATAACGGCACAGAACAACGAAATACGCGAACTCAAAATCAATCTAACTCGAATTAAAGCAGATAGCGATGCCATTATCACATCTTTGAAAGCCGAAATTGGCGGTTATTTAAGGAAAAAGGAGGACTCAACAGATGAATGAACCCTTGATTTGCCCCTTGCTATCCATTAACGACAAAATGCTGATGGTCGAGTGCTTGAATAGCAAATGCGCCATGTATGCAAAGCTGGACAAATGTTGTAGATTAATCCCAAATCAAAACAAAAAGTTTGGGGAGGAAGCAAACTATGAAAGGATTCTGGAGATACACAAAGCCAAGGCATAGCAGAAAGCGATGGAGGTGGATTATAGTATGCCCCGCTTATACGATTTAGTCCCTGCATATCAGGGAGCAATGGAAGAACTTGAAAAAAATCCTGAACAGCTTGAAATGTGGTTGGATACTGTTGATTCGCTGAACATGGCATTGGATGTAAAAGTAGACGGTTACTGCAAGATGATGGCAATGCTCAATGACACGGACGGCATCAAGGCAGAGAGCAAAAGGTTAGCTGATAGAGCAAGGGCGCAAGAGAACGCAGCCAAAGCATTGAAAGACAGGTTGCAGGGTGCAATGGAATTATTGGGCAGGGATAAATTTAAAACAGATTTGTTCACAGTATCCCTTCAAGCAAATCCTGGCAAGGTTGAAATCCATGATATTGACTTGATCCCTGCTGAATACAAGCGCACAACAGTATTAGTTGAGCCTGACAAAAAGGCAATAGGGGATGCGTTGAAAGCGGGAAGAGGGATAGCCGGGGCGGAGTTGGTGCAGGGAAGGAGTTTGAGAATAAGGTGAGCAGAGTTATCTGTGTAGCGGGGGAAAGCGGTTCAGGCAAGACAACGGCGTGTCGTTTGTTAGACCCAAAATCAACCTTCATTGTTGACGCTGACAGGAAAGGACTGTCATGGAAGGGATGGAAAGCGCAGTACAACAAAGAGTTGAAAAACTATTCTCAAACCAGCGATATCAAAAAAGTTACTGCGTTGCTGCAAAGCATTTCGGAAAAGGCTCCACATATTAAGGTTGCCATTGTTGATTGCATTAACTCCATGATGATTGATGATGAAATGAACCGCATGGCCATTAAGGGGTTCGACAAGTGGATGGATTTAGCTGCCAGCGTATGGGAACTTATCAGCAATGCTCACTTGTTGCGTGACGATTTGACAGTAGTATTCATGGCACACACGCAAACAGAAAGGGACGAAAGCGGATTTTCATGGACTCGTATTAAGACATCGGGAAGAAAACTGGACAAGATTGTTTTGGAATCAAAATTTACCACGGTACTGATTGCAAAGATCGTTGACGGGAAACACATATTTGAAACACAAAGCAACAATTCAACAGGGAAATCCCCTCTCGGTCTCTTCGAAGAAAAAGACATTCCCAACGATCTAAACGATGTAATAAAAAAAATGGAGGAATTTGAACGATGAACAAACCCGAAGGATACGATCAGGAACAAGCGTTCACAGGAGATTACAAGTCAGTCACACCAGGAGGGCATATCTGCAAGATTCAGGGAGCAAGGATTGAAACCACAAGAGACGGTGCAGACATTTTGGTGGTTGCGTTCGACATCGTTGAAGGACCGTGCGCCAACTTCTACACAGAACAGTTTGACCGGGCAATTATCGGCAATAAAGATGCAAAATGGCAGGGAACATATCGGCAATTTGTTGACGGCAGCGGATTGAAATTCTTCAAGGGCATGATTACCGCAATCGAAAATAGTAATTCAGGATACAAGTGGAATTGGGATGAAAAGACATTGAAAGGCAAACTGTTTGGCGGGGTATTCGGGCAAGAAGAATGGTTGAACAAAGAAGGGAAAATCAAGCTGTCAACCAAGTGCAGGTTCATTCGCTCTGTCGAACAAATCCGCAAAGGCGTAGATGTTCCCGAAATCAAACGCTTACAGGGTGCAAATCAATTCGGGCATGATGTAAAGCCTGATGATACTGACATTAACTTCTAATTACTGACTTTAACTCAACATGGGGCAAGTAGACAGCTTGCCCTTGAAAGGCGGGTAGAACAATGAATCCACAAGAAGCAATTCAAGCATTAGAGCAATTTGAAAGGTTGGATGATTATCAGGTTGCGGAGATAGTGAAGTGCATAAACGAGATGAAATGTTGTGGGAATTGTAAACACTCGGAAAATATTATGCCATTATATGACGATATAACGGCAGAAATTAAAGAACCGTGTTGCAGTTGCAGAGGAGTTGAACAATGGGAGCCTCAACCATGACCCGCCGACAATGCTTCAAATGGGGCGAACGAGTTTTAGATTCAAATGAGATTCAAGAATACTGTAAGCTACTGACAGAGATGAACTGCGATGGATGCCTGTTTTACAAGACACATGCTGAATATGGCAGTAGAGAAGTGGAAAGGCAGATAGAGGCGTATGCACAAAAGAAGGGAGTAATGAAATGAAAAAGTATTTTGTGAGTCATTATTGTGGTGATGAAGATTTATGCTTGGACTTGAAATTTTCATCTATGAGTAGCCTTTCGGCATATATGTTGCGGTTTTTTGAGGGATTGGGTATTCAAACAGAGATTAGCTTAAACATAACAGAGGATGAAGATGAGAGCGCGTAACATTAAACCCGGATTCTTCAAGTCAGAAGGACTTGCATCTTGTAGTCATGCAGCACGATTGCTTTTTATTGGGTTGTGGTGCATGGCTGACAGGGAAGGACGGTTGGAAGATCGTCCGGCAAGAATCAAAGCTGAAATATTTCCTTATGACAACGTAAATATTGAAAAGTTGTTATTGGAAATAACAAACAAGAAAGATTGTGACGGAACACCATCGTTTATTGTCAGATACGGACAGCAAAAAAAGTACATTCAAATCCTTCATTTTCTCTCTCATCAAAACCCTCATTGTAAGGAAAAAGAGTCCGAAATCCCTGCTATATCAACAAGCACTGTGCAAGCACCATACAAGCACGAAACAAGCACAGAAGTTGCCCTGCTGAATCCTGAATCCCTATTACTGAATCCTGAATCTGGAATCCTGAAACCTGAAACAATATATAGTCAAGTTTTGGAATACCTAAACAGCAGGGTTGGAACAAACTTCCGAAATGTGGAGTCCAACAAGAAGCATATTGTCGCAAGGGTAAATGATGGATATACCTTGTCGGACTTCTACACGGTGATTGACAAGAAGTGTGCGGAATGGGTTGGAACAGAGCAACAAAAATATCTTCGCCCTGAAACCCTGTTTGGAAACAAGTTTGATGGATACCTAAATCAAATATCCGGCAGGGCGTTATCCTTTCAAGAAAAATGCAAATTAATAGCGGAGGAATCAGATGAATAAAAAAGAAGTAGCAGCGTTGGTTATGTTGGCATCGGCTTCTTATCCATCCATGCAGCAGCGCGATCCACAACCGATTGTGGCAGCATGGGAAATGATGCTGATGGACATTCCCTTTGAAGTGGCAAAGGCAGCTATTGTCAGAGTGTGCCGGTCATCGAACTTCTTCCCTTCTGTCGCGCAAGTTGTTGAAGCAGCGCAAGACATTGACCCACGATATGAAAAACTTCCCACAGCAGCAGAGGCATGGGAGGAAGTCAACAAGCAGATATTCGATGCGGGAGTCTATCGCGCTCCTTCATGGAGTTGTGAACTGGTACAGAGGGCGGCAAGGGCAATCGGATGGGTGAACCTTTGCATGAGTGAGAATCCCGAAGCTGACAGAGCGCATTTCATGCGAATTTATGAATCCATGCGGTCAAAAAATCATCAAAACAAAGAGAATGAAAAGGCGCTGGAACTGTCCGGCATGAGCGAAATTATCAAAGCGTTGGCAGGGAAGATGGACGTTAAACAGTTAGATGAACCAAAGAAAGAGATTGAATGGAGGCGCAAGGAATGAAAATGGATGAATGTCTAAATGGCAAACAATGCTCAACTGTCAGAGATTTCTTCCACTTCCTCATCGTCCTCAAGCATCAATCAAACGGCAAGCGAATAAATACAAGCAAAGCAATGCAGTGGTATCGTGGCTCCTGGTATGGGGATGACATTGAGCGAGTGGGGAGTAAATGCGTGTTTAAGGGGATGGTGACGGCTTGAATAGGTTAATCCTTCCCCTACCTCCATCAGTCAACCATTGTTTCCTTCGCAGAGGCAAGTTCACATTCAAAACCACAGAAGCAAAGCAATGGCAAGAGGCAGCGGCGCTGAAAGCAAAAGCCTGGTGGAAGGGCGAAGTCCTACAAACCAAAGTCATTTTGAATGTTTGGGTGTTCTGGAATGACCGAAGAAGGCGCGATTGCGATAATTTATTAAAATTAACGAGCGACTGTTTAACTGGCATTGTTTGGGTAGATGATTATTGGGCATTGCCAAGAATACAGGATTGGACGATTGACAAAGGAAATGGAAGAATTGAAATTGAAGTGGAGGCAAAACAATGCTAACAACAATCAAAAACTGGTTCAACTGTCTGATAAATGGGCATCAAATGAGTATCAAGTATTGGCTCACAGGCAAAGAAGGGAAGAAAGCGTTTATCGTTTGTAAAAGATGTGGAAAGGCGTGGTGCGGGAAATGACACTTCCAAACCATGCACTCGTTGCACAAATCCGCAAATACGCAGTACAAGGCAAGTCAAGCAAGGAAATAGCTGAACTGACAGGAAAAGTACCTTATACCATTTGGAAACATGCACACAACAATGGCATTGAACTTGTGCCGAACGCCAGGGAAAAGCGAGTGTCAGACCCTTACAGAATGAATCGCATTGTCCCGCGATCTAAGAAGCAAGATGATGAACTGTATAGCTGGGTTCCATTGAATTTCAAACAATTGGACGCACGATGCAGGGAGTATGCAAAGAGTTTAGGCATTGACAGAACGCCAACAGTTAGGCAGATGAATGAAGCAGAGCAAAGGGAATTTGCTACAATTAAACCGTATAGACAACCAATGATAATAACTGCAAGGATGGTGTCAGCATGGATTTAGACGTGAAGGAACTCCGGGCGCTGGCAGTAGCGGCGATTGAGGCAATTGAGGCACAAGATTATTATACAAAGGCCATGCCGTATGAAGCGGAAGAACGGAAAAAGGCGGTTATGAAAGCGTTCTTTATTTTTCGGACAACAGTTAACGATCCGTTAGGGATGCTGGCGTTGCTGGACAGGCTGGAGGCAAGCGAGAGGGTAATCAACCTAATGATTACAGCCAAAGGCATGCGTATCAAAAACGAATACGATTTTGCGGGGCTGGATGCCCATAATCAGGCGCACACGGAAGCAAGGGACGCCTTAGCCGCCTGGCAAGCAATAGCAAAAAGTGAGGATAATATAAGATGATAAATGAAGGAATGTTTACTTCCAACACTCCCGAATGGGAAACCCCACAGGATTTTTTCGATAAACTGGATGCAGAATTTAATTTCATGTTAGATGCCTGTGCAACGGTTGATAATACAAAATGCGATAGTTGGTATTCTCCCACAATAGACGGACTATCACAGTTGTGGCCGTCTTGTCCAATATGGATGAATCCACCCTATGGAAGAACAATAGGCAAGTGGGTTAAGAAAGCATACGAAGCATCCCTGAATGGATCTACGGTGGTTTGTTTAGTCCCTGCGCGAACAGATACGGCATGGTGGCATGACTTCTGCGTGAAAGGCGAGATCCGCTTTATCAGGGGAAGGCTGAAATTCGGTGGACATAAATGGAACGCGCCATTTCCAAGCGCAATAGTTATTTTTGCTGTAAAAGCAAAAAGTGAGGAGGCGGGGGGATGAAAAAGATTGATGATGCCATTGAATTGCTGAAAAAGGCAATATTCGAAGAAGATGCCTGCACTTCAAAATGTCAATATTATCACACTCACAGCGGCAATGATTATCCTTGTAGCAAGTGCGTGAGAAACGCGACAGACCATTTCGAAGCGAAGGAGGCCAGCGCGGATGAGTGAGATTCAACACGCCAGCACTATTGTTGATATGCTGGTTGAAATTGCGGCAACAATTCGAGCGTCAGAAGTTACGCCCAACACGGATTTTAGGGGAGCAAGTCGCCCCTATGTGATGGAAAAGATTCGGGCTGTTGAAAACGAATTGCGGATTTTGAAGGGGAGCGTGAAACAGGGATGAGTGAGCAACAACAACGGAGCAAAGCGCAGGAATTAATACTGCTAAAAAACGACATTTTAAAACAATTTGATAAAGTCCGTAGTGAATTGAAAGGTGTGTGTTGTGACTATTATACCCGCGACGTGCGGAATGTTGGATATGTACGCGATGCGCTGGATAAGATGGAAGCTCTTGTTAAACAGGCTCTTTTCGGAGAGGCAACGGCGATGAGTAAAATAATCACGGTAACAACAAGAAACGACGTGCAAGTTTCTGGAGAGTTCGACCACATCTCGTATCACCCTGACAAAAGCAGAGAAGGGGCGTGGTTGTGTCTACGAAACTGCACTTCTGACGGTGATGCAAATTTGGGGTACAAACAGTCACAACAGGGGTTCGCTCTCTGTGATGTTAAGGAAGTTGTGACGGTTCGGAGAGCTGAAGATGAAAAAAGATAAAATCCAACAATGGGCAGACGAGCAGGAATACAGGGCAAATCAGTATGCTCTTGATGCTGAGTTTTTCAAAGAACAATGGGAAGAATCGGAATCAAAGTTGAGAGAATCGGAATCAAAGTTGAGAGAAAGAGAAGCAGAAGCAAAATACTGGCATAAAATGTTTCACGCCCGATGCAAAGAACTGTTTGCGGAGATGGACAAGGTTGAGAAGTTCAAAACCAAATTCCTAGAGATGGGGAATGATAAAAATGCTATGTGGTTAGACTTGCAGTCAGAAATAGGTGAACACGCGCTAACCAAGTCCAAACTGCTTGAGAGCGAGGCGCAGGTTGAGAAGTATAAAACTATGGTTTGCAATATGTGCCTACTAAACCAGACGGCTTGTGCCCAATGCGTAGTGACTGAAAAGCAGAAGGGAGTTGATTAGTGATGGAAGGATATTGCAAGCACGAACGATGCCAAGGTAACGACTTTGGGAAATGCAAAAGCAACTGCGTGAAATACTATGCGGAGTTAGAAACTACCACAAACGCCAAGCTGCAAACCCTGCAAAAAGAATACGCTAATATGGAAAAGTTTTATCAAGACGTTTGCGTGGAGCAGTGCAAAGAGCATTTTGCCGTCATCAAAGCGCAGGTAGACAGAGCGGAAAGGGCAGAGGCGCAGTTGCTTGCGATGCGGGAAGTTCTAAAACAACTGCCCGATATTGTGTTGTCTTATTGGGTTGCGCTTGAAGATGCTGAATCACCTTACATCCGAAGCAAAGTTATTGACCGACTTTGTAATGTTTGCGGGAAAGCACTTGAGGGAGGCGAGTCTTGATGGATGCAAAAGATTTAACAGATGAAGAAATGTCAAATTGGGCAATATTGATTCTTGCCCAATACCCAAAATACCCGATGTATGAAAATCAGCGAGATGCCATAATTGCGCTAATAAAAAACCTTAATACCACAATCGCATCCACCCAGCAGGCGCTTGCAGGACACAATGCAGTATCAGAAAGGCTTGCAAAAGAATTTATTGCTAAAGCCAGTGC